TTAAAATTTTTCTTAATCATTTCCTTATGGATCTTTCCTGCCAATACGTTACGCACACGGAAAAAATCTGCATTATTGATTTCGCCTTTTTTAAATTCGACTTTACCTGGTATATCTTCGATACGCTTCTTACGCTCTACACCGTCAATAATTGTTGTTTCATAAATTTTCTTTGATTCCGTGACCAGTGCGATACGCTCAAAGTCAACTCGATCTATCAGTAATTCAGCCCATTTTTTTGCACCGGCTGGCATCAATGCAATTTCCCCTAAAACGATGTGTTTTGTAATTCTCCCCTTCCCCTCACTTTGAGCTATAGCAAGGCGCAAGAACTCTAAAAAATCAAACTTTTCAATCAACATAATTCGCCTTCCTTATTTACCATTTACCAAAATTTCAATCTGCTTAATCGCCAAACCGCTTTTCACTTGTTGTGTATCGAACCGTAAAACCTTAAAACCCATTACCGCCGCCGCGTTGTACTTTTCCATGTCTGCTATGAAGCCTTTACCTCTTGTATGTCGCCCTCCACTCCAAATCCCACCTTCAACTTCAATTAATATTTTTGAGCCCGTTATCAGAAAATCAGCCCGCCATTTACGATCTGGATGAAACTTGTATTCCTGCTCAAATCCAATTTTTAACGCCCTCAAATCTCTGGCCAGTGTTACTTCGCCTTCACTCTGTACCCTTTGTCCTTTGACTGAACGGCGCTTTTTACCCTTCTTGATTGGAAACTTAGCCCTATACTCAGCGAGACTGATTGAAGTCACGTAATCTCACCTCACGCTGAAGGCTATGTAACTCATGAGAAAGCTCATGATTGCTTTGCTCTAAACGCGTGTAATTTCGCTGCATATATAAGATCTTTTCAGGATCCTGAATGCGGGCCAATGCCAGTGTTAAAAGATTCATTTCGTTTTGAATGTTTCTATCTTCAAACGCCATTGTTATAAAGTTTTCTTCAACTATCTTGTGGTCAAAATGGCTTTTGTTTTTCTTGGACCACTGGCAGTAATATTTGATTTTTGGCGCTGACAACACACCAGCAACCACTTTGCAATTGCCTCTGTCATTAACGTAAATCAAGCCCCATTTTTCTGGAAGCTCCTCAGGTTTGATTAGCCCGGTCGGACATATGTAATAGCGATACTTACCCATACCAATTTCAGGATTGATACGATGTGGTTTAGAACGATCAGCAAGAAAGTCTGATCGGCTTGTTTTAGCTTCAAGTAAAAAGGTTCCAACACCGGCAGCGTGTAACCCATGACGCACACCAAACACATCAGGATTTTCGCCATAGCAAGTTGGTTCAATTACTGTGAAGTGACAACCATGGCCATTAGCCGATTCAGGACGCTTTAGAAATCGAGATCCTATTTCACAAAGTTGGCGATGAGTAAGTTCAGTCATTTATCATTTCACCTTTCACATTCATGATGTCTTTAGCGTATTGAGTTGCTCGATAGTGACTGTCTGAAACACGCTCGAGATATCCGTACTTCGTGTGTTCATTTAGCAAGCTGTAGACCGTAGCTCTATGAAAATCAAAGACAGCTTCTTGAATATCAGCAACGGAAAATGGCTGTGTCGCATAACACGCAAATAGCATTAAGCTGATTTGATCTTCGAAATTAATTTTTTTGCATTTCTTGTGCTCATTCATGCCCCACCTCCCATCATGCTCTTACCTGTCAGATCAATAGACGCCTGATTAAATGCCGCAACTACTGACATGCCTTTGGATTGATACTGCTGTGCAAGGCTCTTCATCGTTGCAAGCTTTTCCTGATCCAAATTCTTGTTATCAGCCTTGTAAGGCATGTGAATTGTTTTGACAGGAATGGCCACTGGTGGCGTATAGATCTCCTGTCTCACACCCTGCAAGTGCGCCCGCGTCAGTCTTTCTTCATACAGGTTGATGAATTGGCTTTTCGCTTCTCGCATACTTCCTTCAACGACGATATGATAGATCTCATCCCAGCATTGCTTGGCCAACACTGTAATTTTGTGATCTGAGTTTTTAGACCATTCGCAAACGTGGTACCAAGCTTCGACTGCGGTCCATGTTCCTGATACACACCAGGATTTAAACTCTTGGATCTGAGGCATGAACTTAGAATGACCTGAAAGCAAGCGTGCAATACCCTTGCTAAATCCCTCTTGGTCAACACCAACCAAAGCCCCACGAATAATGGTTTCAACAAGTTCCATTGGTTTGTCATGAAAGTGCTTTGCAAATTGCTGTGCGTACATCGTTTGCAATGTCAGAATCAATTGTTTTTCAAATGGCATGGTTTCTACCTGGGCAATCTCACGCATGACCTACCCCCTCAATCAGTAACGTCTTTTTTGGTGTGACATCAATCGGTTCATCAAACCAATCATTTGGTTCTTGCGGCTGATTGAAATTGGCCCAGTAGGAAGCATTGCGATCATTCGAGTGATTAGGTGTATTCAGTGGTGCATTGCCACGTTGTTGATCCTTGAGATACCAATCTGCTTTAAAACCCTGATATCCCTTTTTGGCTGACCACTCAACCGCCTTTGCAATCGAAATATTTGCCTTGCTCGCTTGCTCAGTTAAGTTTTCAAGAATCGAGTCTGTAAGCTGTGCACCTTTGCGAGCTACCATCCAGTCGTGTGCATATTTCTCTTCACATCCGAGTTCAACAAGTAAGTTGATGCCCGCTTGTTTTTTAGTAACTCGTTTTACCTTGGGTTGTTGTTGCTCAGATGGCGGATTCTCTGAATCGCCTAATGATGGATAAATAGAGGGATATTGATGGATATGAGGGATAGTGTGAACCTCGCTCACTGGTTTTTGCGCCAAGTTCACTGGTTTGTCGGTGAGGTTCACTGGTAGTGGTGAACCTAGTTCACTGGTGAACCCTGTACACTGGTGAACCTCGCTCACTGGTTTTGTTTCTTTTTTAGGCTGATATTTCACATCAGCTTTAAAGTTTTCAGGCGTGACAATGTACTGATTTTGACGACCATTACCTCCAATCACCTGCACAATCCCGCACTCTTTAAGATATGCAACACATACAGCGATTGTTTTGTTGCTGTATCCTGTTTCTTCCATAAGGCGCGATCTAGGTGCATACCAACTTGTATTACCCTCATCATCGGCAATGTCAGCAATCACCCATAGAAGCATTTTTGGAGTGCTATCGATTGGGAGTCTTCGGATCTCATTTACTATCTTATTGCTCATGCGATTTCACTCCCAACTTGATCAAGCCACGCTTTTCCAACTGCCGAATAATCCGGGGTGGATAATATTCGCCAGCAATCTTGTAGCGTATGCGTGATTTTTCGATAACCTGAATCAATGGAAATCCTTCTTCCATTAAACGGCGTATGGTTATTGCTGCCCCCCCCATTTGAGTTGTTTGCTCAAGCACAGCGAACTTTTCCTGTGCTTCGATGCAAGCGTTCATAACTGAGAGTGGCATAGCAGCGAGTTCTTTGGCTGTGTATATGCGTACTGGTGCCAAAAGTAAGATTTGATTTTCTTGAGGTACGTGCTTAGTCATTTAACACCCGCCTTAGGCTTCACGTAGCCCCCAAAAGATTCAATTAAGCCCGCATTTATCAAGCTACTTACAATTTGACTTGCCAACCATTGAGTAATTCGGAACTGACGAGCCATAACCTCTGATAGCTCAGTCTTGGTGATTGCAGCATTATTCTCGTCGTAGCCTTTAATGCGTAGGTTATGCTGATTGCGTTCAAACAACTGACCAAGAACACGCAAAGCAGGCTCATGAAACGATTGGACTTGCTGGATCTGTTTATAATCAGGCTGGTTCTGAAATCTAGAATTCATGAAACTTCCCCCAATGCTTGCTCTGTTGCAGTTAGACGGCGTTTTGCATTCAGTTCTGCAACCGATGCGTGGCGAATCTCATTTATCGCAAGAAAACAGACAAACCCGGTTTGACTATCAAGGGGTTTGCACTTTAAAAACTCATCATACGAGGCATGTTCAGCTTCTTGGATTTCAAACAAGCACGGATTGATGCCATCACATAGAGACACCACCACATCACCCACTAAAAATTCCCGATTGTCTTCGCTTTGTACTTCTGTTAAATTTATCATGTTCATTTCCTAACTGTTTTGAACGTCTAAAGCCTGATGTAAGAGATCAGGCTTTTTTTATTTCTAAAATTTGTGAATTTGGATTAACCCCAACACGCCCGATCAATCCCAACTCTTCCCTTTTCTTCCTGTTTTTTTCTGCTCTTTCAAGCATTAAGCTAACTTCGTGATACTCACCCATAATCGTTTTTTCTAGAAGGATAGTTGCTTGAACCGCATACTCTTTACCCCGAACATCAGCAATCAATCTCAATCGCTCCATCATGTCGGGAAGCATCTTCAGTCGAAGATCTTCTTTTTCAAGACTCATAAATTTTTCCTTAGGCAGAAAGATGCTGGTTTCTTAAATAATTGAAATCAGCGCCTGGGCATAAAAGATCGCAAGAAACACGCCCTTCACTCGCTTTATCAATACGAATCGCGAGCTCTGCGCTGCACTTCTTGTTGACATAGATAATTTGTTGAAGGTTTCCAAGCGTGGTTAGACACGCTTTAGCGAAATTTTCACGATCTTCAATAGACATGCTCTTCAAGTAGTTTTTAAGTTGCTCGGTGTTTGAAGAAGACATGCTGATCTCCTTTTAGTTAAATATTTAGTAAATACTAATTTTAAATGCTAATTGTGTCAACAGAAGTTTAGCGAATGTGAATTTACTTTTTACTAAAAAATAGTTGAAATACTAATTATGGATATTGTTTCTCTTAGACGCATAAATTTGCGCGCAGCGATTGATGCTGCTATAGCCTCTGGTAAGTTCTCAAGTGATGCGGATTTTGCAAATCACTATGATATTAATCCGAGTCAAATTTCCCAAATGGTAAAAGGCCATGGTAGTTTTGGTGAAAAGGCAGCAAGAAATTTAGAAAAAAAGATTGGTTGGGAGTCCGGTGTATTGGATTTACCACCAAACGCTGAGTATCTAAAAAAACCTCAAAACATGAACTTTGTGCCGCCAGTTGACTTAGCTCACGAAGATAAGCCACGACAAACACCTGTATTGTCTTGGGTGCAGGCTGGTGACTTTAGTTATGTATTATCAAGCGATTTATCTAGCGCAATTGACTGGATACCATATGATTCCAGAGCAGGTAAAAATGGATTTGCGCTAATTGTAAAGGGTGCATCTATGGAACCTGACTTCAAGCCAGATGAATTTATTTACATCAACCCAACATATCAAATAGATGAACTAAATACCGGTGCTTTGGTTGTAATGGCTTGCGATGGAGACAGTGAGGCTACTTTTAAAAAACTTATTTCGGAAGATGGAAATTACTATCTGCAGCCATTGAATCCCAACTGGAAGCCGCAGCTTATCCCTCTTGATCACACATGCCGACTAGTTGGTAAAGTTGTAGGAAAATACACAAGATACTAAAAGAGAACTCTAAAATGATCGCAACACTGAATAAAACCAAAACTGCTTTATCTATCAATAAGCAAGATTTTAAAGCAGCATTAGCCAAGATTGGTGCTGCGATCGATAAACAAATAGTAGGACTTAAGAAAGCCAAACAAAGTTACGACCCGGCAGAAATGGCACGCGAGATCATAGCTGAGGCAAATATTTTTGAAGCAATCATCGAAGGGTTTAACGAGGCTGAAGGTACAAATCTTAAACTTGCTGA